GAGTTCATCTTCAGGGCCTTCAAGATCTTGATCGTCGTCTAGTTCGACTTCGGTATCTTGCTCATCGACCAGACCGGAACCATTAGTCTCGGGTGTGGGTTCCGTATCTGCTGCCTCTGGAACATCGCTTTCTGATGGCTGATTTTCATCAGCGTCAGTCCAGCGAGCCAAGAGTGCATCCGCCGCGTCATCGACAGACAGCGGGATATTTGTTTGAGTATTATCTGGGACGTTGTTTGCCATGGTCTCAGCTTTCCTCTTCAGTTTGGTTGTTGTCACCGTCATGCTTTGCGTTGATTTCATCACGAATGCTTACGCGCTGGCGCAGCGTATTAGTAATATCGACGATTGCACGGTAATGCGTGTATGCACGTTGGCGTTCATCGGTCTGCTCGGGTGCAGTGTTGACGAATGCCTGGAACGTAGCGTCCACTAATGAATTGATCGTTTCGGAGAATGCCTCGCTTTGTATTAACTGCTCAGCGAGGTCGCCGAGATGGATCATTTGCTCTTCTTGGTTGGTAGTGCTCATTTACTGTCCTTAGTTTTGCTTCAGACGGGCGAGCTGGAGCTCGGCTTGGTCTATCCGCTGTTTGTGCAAGAACTGTTCCTCTTTCAAGTCCTGACTATCCGACCGGATCGCCAGTTCGTTCTGCGCTTTCATTCTGTCGAGTTCCAATTTGGCTTGGGAGATTTGGGCTTCCAAAGCTGCCTTCTGCTCACTGATCGAAACTTGACGATCTTGGATCTCGAGCTGTTTAGCCACCATCTGCATTTGCATGTCCGCGTTAGGATCAGGCTGCGGAGGTGGTATCTGATCGGGAGGCGTTAAGTACTCCTCGACATTCAAAATGCCTTGGTGACGCATTGCATCACGCATTAGCGCGTAAGCGTTCTCAGGCTTGTATAACTGTGAAAGTGTTGGGTCTTGGCTGAGAGTAACGTGCAGGTTTGCAAGCTTCTGAGCTTCTTTGTCTGCCTCTCCGTAGCCGAGCTTCAGCTCAACCATAACATCGCGCTTCTGCTCCCAGTCGCCTGGTGTTACCGCTATGAAGTCTCCGGCTACTTGAATAATCTTCTCGTAGTCCTCATTCTCGACGCAAAGGCGATACACCTCATAGAAGAGCGGCTTGATAAACTGGTTGGCAAAGTTGCGAGCAATAATCTTCTGACGGGTCTGGCTCATTGAGGCCAACTGCTCGATCATCGCACTGCTATTTTGTTTACTTACAGCATCTTTGTTCGTGCCTTGGCTCAAACGTGACACACCTGAGGTGTCCTCTTTGTCTTCGTCCAGCATCTTAATAGTCTGGAAGATGAACGGATTAAGAGGTGCTTGCGGCATCGGCTGAATAGCATCGGGCCGCGTCACGTTAACTAAGCCGCCCACACGGTTGTCGATCAATTCACGCGGGTTGGTCAAACCGCCTTTTGTAACCATGTAGCGAGGCGCGTTGGTAATCGCAGCGTGATCTAGGATAGAGCGGGTAAGTACCGTGCGAGCATTCTGCGTGGCGACAAGCTTCTCGGCGAAGTTGCTACCGAAGAAAGCGTGAGGGATTGGGATCGGTACAAAAGCGATAAACGGAATGCGGTCTGCGAGCTCACAATCGAGCAGCGTGGTACCCGCCATGAAGGCGCGATAAAGACTAGCTGTTCCGGTGCCTTCTTTGTCTAGCTGGATGTAAGCCTCATAGCACATCACTTGGCGCACTTGGTCTTGGTAGCCTTCGGCACTAAACCCCCGGTCGGAGCCGGTACCTTCGTGGCGAGCTAGGATTTCAGGATCTGTTTCCATCTCGACACCATCGGCATCGCTAAGCTTGCTGATTTTGTCTTCGTCGTATCCCATGTCACGCAACTCGCTGAGTGTCTTGCGAGTGCGGTGGGCACAGAAGTTAATGAAGTCAGGGTGTAGCGCACGAGCTTGAGGCTCGATTAAAAACTCTTCCGGCGCGATGTTTTCGATCTTAACCTGGCTGGTGTCACGGGTGACATATACGTTACCAGTTATAAGACCAAAGTCGTCCGTCTCGCTGTCACCGAGCTCGACACCATCGTCAGCCAAAAGCATGTCCAGCTCGTCTTGTGTGAGGCTGCTAAACTCTTGCTCTTCTTGTTCTTCACTGGTCTCAAAGTAAACCTTTGCAACACCAGCTCGGGCGGTTAGACCATCGTGGATTACTGAGCTCATTACCGAGTACAGATCATTCTGCCGGAAGCAGACATAGTCTGTGTAGGCACTGCAGACTTCTGCCTTAGCCACATCTTCTGGGCCTTGCGGCGCAAACTTCACAATGCGGTTACCAGCAGCAAACGTCTCTAGCAAGCTAGCCTTTAGACCCTCGACACTGTCGTAAACGTCCATAGACACATACTTGCTTTTGCCCTCAGGGGCTTTGGGAAGCTTGCCATTGTAATACTCGATTACTCTGCGGCGTTCCGTTGAGATCTCGCTGTCGTAATAACCCACACTGCGGCGGATGTTTGTCTCAACGATCTTAGTGATCTCTGCGTCGGACATTTCACTGTATGATTTGATGTCTGCCATTTAGACCATATCCCTATAGTAATCATCGGTTGAATCGATCGGATCCCAAGCTCCTTCATGTATGTGATTGGCGAGTGCCAGTGACATCACACAATCATCAAAGCAGCCTGGCTCCGCTTCCATCGAACCACTGTCGGTGACGATGTAAGTAAGCATTTCTCTTAGTGTTGTTTTGTCGTTTATCTCCAGCTCGTCCTCTCTCAGAGAAGCGCGGAGCTGGTCGATAATAAGGGGCTTGGTTCGTGCGGTGGTGGAGAACCCAAGCTTGATTGTCTCTTTGTCGGTAATCTTATCGACCTGCACTTCCGTGTAGAAGTTAGGGTAAGCGTAATCCTTACCTAAGCGCGTACACGTTAGGATGCCGTGACCGTTGTTCTCGACTATAATTCTAGCCTCGTTATAGAAATAACCAAGAGCTCTCAGGACTTCTGCAAAGTAGTCAGGGTGAACCCTGCCCCGCCAAGAGGCGACCTGTCGCTTTTTACTGTCTAAGATCTGGGCGACTGAGTAGTCACCTCGGCTCACGCCCATGGCAACGTCAGCACCTATAATATACTGCTCGCCTGGGTCGTGCTTTCGATAAGTCGTGAGCTCGCCTCGCATATGCTCGACGAAGTCTTCGCCTTCCAGTGCGAGCCGCTCTTCAACATCGCGGGTGTTCTTTAACTGCTCTTGAAGTTTCTCAAGATCAAACACAGGCCTACCTGTCGTCAGGAAAGCTTCCTCAGGCTCGCTGGGGTATTCCTGCTTGAACAGATCGAGACCGTTCTGAGCTACTTTGCGACGACGAAACATTAACTGCTCATCATCCAGATCGTAAAGCTCAGCGAGATCTATCTCGTCGGGTGTCCGTTCAAACTTATCGGGCACAGGCTCACGGTATGTCGGGTCGGCATACCAAGGTATGAAGACCGGCACGAAGCCATTCTTACCCTCCACAGCTCCTCGCCATAGATTATAGAAAATGCCGCTCACGCCATTAGCCGTACTCTCGACGAACACAGCAGTGCCAGGAGCATTCGGTACCGCTTGTAGCAAACCGTTCCAAACCTCTTCAGCATTCGACTTAGGCCAGAATGCTAATTCACTGGCATGGCAATGTGTAAGCGTCTCGCCTCGACCGACACTGTCGCCACCCGCTGTCGCAACAACGAAAGACGAATCAAGTATGTCGAAAGACAACTCTCTTCGACTTGAGTACTTAGTGTGGGGTTTTAGTATCTGAGGGCAGTGCTCGTGGAACCTCTTAGTCATATCGAAGAGAGCCCGAGTACTATCAGCGTGGTGTGTAACCACCATCGCTTTACGAGCTTTCTGCTGCGACACTGAATAATACAGGTAGCCACCTGTGTAGGTGGACAGTCCCTGCTGCCGAGCCTTCAGAATAATTACTCGGATCTTACCTTCAGTATCGAGCTGAGCTTGAACTGCTTTGTCGAGTATTTGCTGAGCCTGGTTTAGCTTAAGCGGTGTGATGTCACCTTGCTTAGTCCGGATCTTTAGAGCTGCGTTAGCGTAATAAGGGAAGTTAGTGTATAGCTTCTTCCGAATCTGCTGCAGCTTTTGGTCCATCTTTGGTGCTCTCTTCTTCCTGCTCCAGTAGGCCTTCTAAAAAGCCTTCTGCTTTGCCGATGGTTACATCGGACTTTGATGCTGGTTTCTGCTTAGTGAAGTCCAAGACAAGCCTAGCCGCCGCAAGACGCTCCCTGGTTTCACCAGGAACGCGCATTACTTCGACCGCTGTCTTGAGGGCTTCTTTAGCGAAATCATCTTCTGGGGCTTCGCCGTTGTCTGACATGATCTGTACAAACCTTTCTGCTTCTTGTTTGGCTTTTTCTCGCAGCGGCTCAATGGTCTCTTTGGTGTAACCATGAGGGACACCAGCCGGTCTGCCAGGGTTCTTGCGTGGCTTTTTAGCCCACTCCGCACGTTTAGCACGGCCCTCAGCGGTCTTACTTAACTCGGTAAAGTAGTTCCGTTTCGGAGCTCGCTGAGGGTATTTCTTTTTAACGGTCATATAACCGAAAGAGCTCCCTGCCCTTGTGGCGACAATGCGCCTGGTGGGAGAGGCTGCTCTTCTGGTTCCTCACCGCCATTGGCCGCGAGTATCGCCAACGCTGCGGCGACCATCGTTGCTATGGGTGATGAGTAGAACTGTAGGGTGTCCTTACTAAAGGCGGCATTGTTAAGAAGCTTCCGAATAAACTCAGCAGTAGTCGGCATAGTTTCTTTGGCGAACTTAGGATCGACCATGTAGACCCAGATTGGATCAACAGCAAACTCGGCGGGGTTACGCATGTAGTTATTGCGGTGCTTCGTCATTGCTTGGATAGCCGACACACGATACCGGCCGCTACTGATAAAGCCTGCAGTGCTAGCACCTGCCTCTATTTGTTCCTGTTTAAACTTTTCAAACTTTTTAAGAGAACCGTCTGCAAAAGCCTCAGGGTCGGCACCAAATGGGCCACGAACAAAGCTGGGAACAAGTGTGCCATTGCCGATATCAATGTTGATATTACCGAAGTCTTGGAGGTTCGTAATCTCTTCTAAGATGAGATTGGCATCTTCCCTACTAACTCCTAAGCGAACCAGCTCGGGTGTTACTTTATTGTCGTTTTTAGCATACCTGACACTGTCTAACAGGACCTGTCTGAACGAAGTTGGCTGGACATAATCTTCGTTGAGAGTTAAAGGACTTCTCTGCAGATACGGATCATATAGGCTCAGTGCTCCTTCTGGAGTGTTATCGCGCCGATTGAACAGCGGAAGAGCCTCAAGGAAGTGAGCAATCTCGTGCGCTAGGGTTGCGACAAACCCATCTTTTGATTGTACGGGTTTCTCTGTATTCTTTGAGCGTTTAGGAAACCCAGGCTCCATCAAAAGGATACTTGGCGGCTTCCTGCCATATCGAGATATGTGAGCCCTACCCATTGTGGTAGTCCCTGGTTTGGAAATGGCCCCTGACTCTCGATCCATAGCTGCCATTGACTTGACAGTACCAAACACAATGCCAAGAGCTTTAGCTAGTCGCTCAAGGTCTGCTCTTTTCTTAATGCCGTTTTCAAAAGGACTGCCAGATTTGCCTACCTCAAAGATAGGCTTGGCGTTTTCTTCCTGCGCTGCGACCTGCCGGACAGAAGGTACTACGACTTCTTCTTGTACGGGCTGGGCGGGTTGAGCACTACTGTCTCGTTCGGAGAGGATTCCTGGGAGCTCGGGCTGCTGGGAGAACTCCGTGAATTGGCTAAGTCTACCAGACCCACTATCAAGTCTTCCAGTTTGCTGTCCGGAACCTGGCCCAGGATTGTTTCCGTCCGGTCCTCGCTCTGCTGCGGCGAGTGCTTCTTCGATTCGGTCATTCGAAATACCTTCTTTCTCTGCTAAGATACGGGCTGCATCTAGATAGTCATTATCTTCACCACGACCACCTTTTACACCCAGTGACCTAAACAGGCGTTTCTCAGGATACCACATCAGGGCTTGGAAGTCAGCCGTTTCGATGTCGATACCTTGTTGAGATAGTAATTCTTTAACCCGATTTACAGTGTCGCGGATAAATACACGCTCGCTGGTATTCTTGGGCTGCTCCTGGAGCTGAGGCCCCATGTTCTTAACGTGAGTACCCGTTGATTTAAAGAGCTGAGGCTTTTCTGGGTTCCTGCCGTTTTCTTTCTGGTACTTCTTATAGTAACGCTGCCATGCTTTATCTAAAGCTCCAATAAAAGCATCGAAACGATCAGGGTCAGAGTACAAACCTTTACGGGTCTCGCCTGTTGCCTTGAGAGCTTCATTAATGACCTGCTTGTTATCGCCTTTTGCAGCTTTCATTTCAGAGGCAATCTTATCTCTGTTTTCCTGCATCTTCGCATCAGTCATTGGTGTAGCAAAGGGGCGACCAACCATGCGGTTCCACATACGCATCCACCAGATGTCTGTCGTGAGAGGGTCGAAGTTACCTGTAAGGTTCTGGTAGAACCCCTGTCCAATCTTCGGGCCCATAATGTAGCTGCCATTTACTAAGACGGCTTTGCCTTCGGAACTAGGAACTTTGATGTTTGTGTTATAACGGTCATTGAATGACGCAATAAACACCTCGAGCTCTTTAACAGTAAACTGTTTGTCAAGAAACTCTCCAATCGGCATATCAAACTTACCCGTATCCCGAGCTTTCTGATAAGCGTTAAAGAAAGCGAAGGCATCGCGCATTGACCTGCGCCTCTCACCGCCTTTGTTCCACTCTTTAACAGGGAACTTGTCATTCTCTGTGTAAAAGCGAAAAGCCTCGACAGCATACTCGAAGTTATCTGTAACGGCCGTTCCGTTAGAAGTTACTGCCAGTGCAACATTAAATGCTGCCAGTGTGTCGGGGTTATTACTTTGCACAGCCAGCGGCTCAATCAAACCGAGAACTGCTTTAGCGCGGCGCAGGGTGCGGTCATACCAGCCGATAGCGTTGTTATCCGATTCGAGAGCTCGCAGGGCTTCGGCAGCCATCTTACGCGCAATCTTCTCTTTGTTCTCCGGCGTGTATGCGAGAGGCTCGCGTGTACCATAATGCGGTACATACAGGTTATCGAACAACCACTCGGCTGCGTCTCTTAGGCTCTTGGCTTTATAAGGTGCCTGGGCGTTATCGTCGTCTGGGTAAATGTCTAGGATCGTTGCATCGATCTCATCACCTAAATCCAAAGGATCTAAAACACTGCTTTCCTCAGTAAACTCTTGAGGGCGAGCGTCCTGCTGACCTGCAACGCGCTGGGCGTAGGGCATGATGTAGGTGTCGATCGCTTCTTGCGGTACACCATTGTCCTGCAGATCCTTGACGGTGTTCTCGACAGTCGCCATCGGGTTACGACCGAGGTCACGCAGGAAGGTACCTGCCAGAGCACTTTGGAGCTGAGCCTTGTGGCCTTTGTTAATTACGTTGTCAGAGCTGAGCTGGTCCAGAAGCTGGTTTACCGCTGCGCGGTTGTCGGCCTTGCCTTGCTCGATGCGCTGGTTGCGCTGATTGCGCTGATCCATAGCAATCATGGCTTCTTGGGATTCACGCAGCCGAGTTTGAACTGCTTGTGCCTCGCCAGCTTTGTTTTTTACGATTGTTTCTGTAAGAACAGCCATAGCATCTTCGGGCATCTGGTCTCTGTACTTGCGTTCCTTAATGTCTTGGAAGACTTCTTTTTGCAAAGGAGTAGTAGCTGTGGCGATTCGGTAATCAAGAGCCGCATCATAATCGTCCTGCGTTACCTCGATCCCTACTAACTGTTCCTGAGCCCTTTCAATTACCTTAGCAACAGGACCGCCAGAGGGTTTCTTGCCTTGGTTTAATAGTGGCTGCATAGCTGCTGAGACTTGTTCTTGACGTTGTTGAGCTGCGGCTTGGTCTTCGATGATGCTCGGGGGCCCTGGCTGAGGCAGTCTATTGCCAGTCTCATTGTCTGCAATAAACTTACCTACTGAGCTGCGCTCACCTGTAAGACTGTCATAGAAACGACCGAAGCCGACAACACCAGCTTGAGCGAGGAGGGATACACCACCAGTACCGGCAGCACCTGCCGCAGTCAGCGCAGTACGAACTGCAGCCTGGACGTTTGCTGATGTGTTGTAACTTCCTGTAGGGGCAAGCGGGTTCAGCTTCTCAGTGAATTGGCTTAAGCCTCCTACATACCCTTGGTTGTGTACGTCAGTCATAACAAGGCTTTCGCGGATTAGATTAATCAGCTCTTTGCCTTCTTGTGTGTCGCCTACAAGTTCTATGACCTTCTCAATTTGGCTGTTTGTAATGGACTTCTTGACTTTATTCTTCGCCATGGTCACGCCAACCATCGCCTCGACACGCTCCATGACCTCGTCAAAGGTATTGGCGTTCTTCGGGTTTAAGCCTGAGTATTGAGTACCATCCGACAGGGTGCCGCCCTCTTTCAGTATACCCTTAAGCTCCTGAATACGCCCTTTGATAGACCCGTGAGCTGCCTCAATTAGTGAACGAGCTCCATTAGGGCTCTCCACGTTTAGCTCGTTTACATCAAACTGACCGCCACCGGCTGGACCATCTTCAACGATTTCATTCAAGCGGTGTGCAAAGCTAGCCTTAGCGAGCTCGGTCGGATCCAGTGCAGCTTCCTCTTCGATTGCAAGCTTTTGAAGGGGTTCTGTGTCGCCGTTCTTAGCAGCTTCAACCGCAAAGCCAATCTCGTTGGCCTTGTCGATTAGAGCCTGGTCGCCCGTTTCCATGCCGCGATCAAGTAAAGCTGCAGCGGCACCGTTGACGTTATCAGCTTGACGCTGTGTAGAAGACTTAGCAAAGCCAGCCGCCTGAGCAGCACCTTGCACAGCCGTTTGAGCTGTTGCGGCAGTACCACCAAAGCCGGTACCGAGCGCGGCAGCATCGACTAGGCGGTTGCCCACTTCACCGGCTGTGTACTGACCACCTTGGCTAGCGGCAGATCCAATAACTGCAGCTTCTTGTGTTGCTTCGGTTATACCCTCAGCTGCGGCCTTCTTGCCGATTTCTTTTGCAACGTCTTGAGCTGCCTCGGTGTAGCCTTTCTTGGCTAGCTTTTCGTAAAGCTCTTTGACTGACATCTTGCCCAGCTCACTTGGGCTGAATACGCGACCGGCACCGAAACGATCTAAGAGGCCAATGATTGCGCCTGTGCCTAAGGCAACAGAGCTGTCGTAGCTTCCTGTCTTTTCTTCTTGTTCTAATGCGCTTTCGCCTGTTCCCATTAGGAAGGAACCAGAGAGGGTTGCGCCTCCCAGAAGCAACGCTGCCGGTGCGCTAACAAGCCCAGCTACGGCAGCGGCGGCGGTACCTGCCAGGGCAAAACCACTAGAGGCAGCATTAGCTTGCATACCTTCTAGGAGCCATCCAGCGGCATCGCCGATACTATCTTGTTCTAAGAGTGATCCAGTGTATTGAGCTTGGTAATTACCACGAGCAATGTCTTCTTCCTGCTGAGCTACTCCACGAGCTCCAAAGCCTTGCACCGCAGATCCTACAGTGTCCAAGCCGATGCCTTGTAATGCACTACCGAAAGCTTCAGTACCTTTGTATCCCATCTGTGCAGCTACATCGAAACTGTAATCTAAAGCACTGTCACGGGGTTGGGCTGCGATATCGTCAATAGCAGCTTCGAGCTGTTGTTGGTTTAGATTGGTGTCGTCAATGTCATAACGAGCACCATTGATCTCATAGATTGCCATCTATAAGCACCTCGCTCTTAGATTGATGGGAGTATTAGTTTGACGGGGGTAGTGCGCGGTACTGGACACCAGTGGTGGTAGTCCGAGCTGCCGGTTGTTGCTGCTGCTGGGGAGGCGCAGGAACTAGGACAGGGGGCGGGTTAGTAATAGGTGCGCCCTGTGGTCCTGGCGTAGGTGCGGGTGCAGAAGCTGCTGGAGGGGCAGCAGGGGCAGCTTGTTGAGGCTGCGCCGGTTGTGCGGGACTGCCAGAAGCTTGGCCTGTATAGTTGTTATACAACTGCTGCACACTCACATTGGAGCTAGGTGCGAGGCCTTGCATTTGAGCGTTGTATTCCTGTACGCGCAGGTTCATGAAGTAAACAGTGCGCTGAAGGTCTGCCTTGACGATAGCCAGGTTGGATTTGAACGCACCCAGTGATTGGGACTGACGCAAGTTACCGATAGAGGCGTTGAGCTGACCCAATTCGCGCTCGGATACCTGACCCAATGCCCCGCCGGTCGGAGAGGCATCACGCATGGCTTGCAAGCGATCAAAACCAATCGACGACACGACAGTCTCGATTGCGGCTGCTACGTCATTAGCGTTAGAGCCAGGAATATTCTTCATAAAAGCGCCAGCTAAACCTGTAACGTCATCAAACGGGTTCATGCCGGACTCTTCACCAGATGCTACAGCGTTCTCGATCTTCTCGATCGCCATTAGAGCTGCATTGGTGTAATTGGCACCCAGAGGTGCGACTTGAGGCTTCATCTTTCCAAGAGCACTTTGTTGGGCGGCGGCAGCATTGTACTGATCGACAGCACTTTGCCGCTCTAGCTCGCGGTTTTGGTCCATCATTGAGCCGTAGGCTTCGAGACCTGCGCCATAAGCGGCGGGACCACCCTGTGCAGCATTAGACATAATCGCACCACCAGATCGTGCAAGCATCTCGTTAGTCCCGATGTTTTGCTTAGGCGGTACTGGTGCCATAGGCACACCGTAGCGAGCCATTGACGATGGACCGGTTAACATAGGCATTGAAGGTGCCAAACCTGGCTGCAAAGCTGGTGGGATATTAGAGGGCTGTTGCTCAGGGCCTCCTGAGCCAAAAAGAGCTGCCCCGGCTGTGCCTAAGGCACCTGTGCCTAATATTAAAGGAAGGAAAGGAAGTGCCATCTTAGTTTCCTCCCAAGTTTACAAAGCGTTGGTTTACAAATCGACCATTACCTTGTTGGGCATACGTTTGACCGGATGCTGTTGCCGTGGGGCCTGACTGCAAGCCGCTGAAGGCATTACCCGAGCTTGGATTAAAACCACCGAATAAACCATAGCCAGACATTGCGCCGCCAATTGCCGCAGCAGTCGGATCGACAGTGTTCGTGACAGGGTTTTGGGGTGACTGCATCTGTGCGTTGTTCAGAATACCAGCGTTATACTTGATATACTGATCCATACCGTAATCGCGGTCTTGTTCGAAACGAGAACGCTGGTCTTGTAGCTCAGCCGCTTCACGCGACTGTAGTTGAGCACCTGCCCCCGCCATGCGGTCGCCGATTTGACCTTGCATACCGAAGGCGTTGCCGTAAATCGAAGCCAGATTGTTGTTAGCCGAGACTGCATTAGAATAATCTTGGTTTTGCTGTTGAATGCTGCGATCCATCAGTTGCTGCTGAATGTTAGCCCCGACATCAGCCCGACGATCGTTGTAACCACGCGAAGCAATTGCATCAGCAACACCAGCGCGAGAGCTGTTGACGTTGTTGGTAGCCATGGCAGACTGGTTGATACCAGGCAGCGTCTGCTCTTGCAGTCTGCGCGTGTCATCGCGCATTGCCGCATCCAAAAGGGAACCATAGTTGGCAGGGTTGGTGGCATATGCAGTCGCGTTGTTTAAGGTCTGGCCTCTTTGGGCCTGGTCGTACAAACCTGCAGCGTTGTTAGCGAAATTGCCGGCCGTCTGCATGAAGTTTGCAGGTTGACCCATCATCTGCTGACCAGTGTTACCTAGATACTCGTAACCTTGCTGGGAGTACGGGTTAAAACCCGCTAATGTTTGACCATCATAATTTCCCCGCTGCAGACCATCGTCAAGGTAGGATTCCGCGTTAGTGTACATCCGTGACACAAACGGCTTAGACAGATCAAAGCCAGCCATTTGGCGGCGTGAGGCTGCATCCATGGCGTCTGCTTGCTTGCTGGCTCCAGCATAAGAGGCTGCGCCGCCTACTACTGCTGCTGCTGTTGCTGCTATTGCAAAACTCATTTGCTTTCTCCGATTTTATTGATAAGAGCATCTATGTGCTCGGTTTGCATTGGAGTGAGCTCGAGATCATCGAAGCTCTTAGCCAGGACCTCACGTTCAATCTCATTAACGTCAAGATTGTCGGTTCGATGTACCGTGATCAGAGTACTGTCCTCATGCGCGTATAAGATACGCTTGGTTCCGGCTAAAGTTATACCGTTGTGAGGGGCCTGTATCCGCTGCTCTCCGTCTTGTTCTGTTATTATCGACAAATCACCCTTGGTAATGAAATAGGGGTGGTTTCTGGCGTGAATATGACCAACAACAATCGTGCCAGCCGCCATGTCCATCTGTCTTATGTACTGACCATCCGCAAAATTATGCGTAACAGGCACCAACGCACTCATTGCGTTGTGCCCTAGACGGTCATCGCTCTCTTCTACTGCCCCCTGGAAGCGCATAAGCGCATCTCGGAAGGCTCCCTGGTCGGCCTTGTGCTTAAGAAATGATCTGTACTCATCCCCGAGGGCTAAAGCCGGTGCCAGGCGGTCTATACGCCGACCCACGCGGTGCCGTTGTAAACCATTAGGCCGGTAGTGCCGTTTCCTAAAGGGTCCCAAGGGCTAACGGCGTAACGCACCATACCCTTCAGGGGGTTACTGGGGGCTTGGTCAGCCACTTGGATTGAAGCCTCAGCGGCTTGTCTCGCAAACACCTCAATACGCTGCAGCTCGTCTTGTATATAACGCCGAGCATCATCTTCGCTGAGGACTGGGTATTGCCCACGAGTGTAGTTATTGACGATCAAGTCTTGCTTTTCATTGATAGCCATATGGTGCTACCTCCGTCCGGTGGCGGTTACTTCCAAATCAAAGCCACTGAACTCAAAGTCTTTCTGATCGGCGACTGTAATCTTGTAACTCAGGTATCGACCGGCAGCTCTGGTGTCGATCTTGTAGTCAAGGTTCAGATCGAAGGTGACTGCGTTGTCGTAGTTGGGTGTTCCGTTAGGCACATCCGCAGCCCCGAACTGGAACGACAGAGTAGTGTCGTCGGTGTTCTTTGTCATAGCCTGAGGGTAGATGCGGCTGATGTTTTTATAGCCTCTCAGCTCGTTTTGAGCCTCATCTAGGTCAATGCCTGCACGCTCTAACATGGCAGGTTTGTTAGCCTCGGTGTCATAACTAAAAGACACCTGACCATTATCGGCTAAGTCCATGACGTATATCTTGTTACTTGTAATACCGTTGGCAGAGCTGCTTGGGCCTACAAACACAGAGTGACGAGCGAAGCTGTCTTCCTGGTCGTAGTATGAGCCGCCTACAGTGTTGTAAGTTAGGCCGGAGGCCGTGCCGTAGGTTTCAACTGTGTTGACGTTGGCTAAGCTTGCTGAAGCCACATCCGGCAGGTCGGCAAACGACCAGGTATTATTCTTATAATTATACACGGCAGCTCGGTTGCACCGATCCGTATTAGGAAAGCCGACAAGCTCATCACCTGACACATAGCAGAAGTAAATCAAGTTTAGCTCTGAGCTGTGGTGTACGAAGCACCTGTCAGCTTTAGAGGCGTTGAGGCCTTGGTAGATGAACTGTTTAACACGCTCGTCGCATATAGACTGCTTGGATGTAGCGTCATGAACGTAGATGTCTCGGGGGCCAAAAACGAAATGCTTTCCGTCAACTTCTGTGAAGCAGTTCTGGTTAATCATACCGCAGTCAGTGTAGAGCTTGCGGAAGTTGTACAAGAAGGTACCGCCGGTAAACTCCATCAGCCAAACTTGCGTAGAGCTGTAGATTATGAAGTTGGAACCGAGAGTGCCGCCATCGACAATGGGTGTATCCATTTGCACTAGGTCGTTAAAACCTGCTGAGGCGGTGGTGTCGCTTTCGTCCCATGTAGTCGGGACAGTGTTCGACAATGTGATGTCAGAAAAACGCACTCGCGTAGGATACGAGGTTGCACCCTCGGTCGTGTTCAGTGCAATCAGAACGTCACCAAACGACCGCAAAGATTCACAGCGGTAGTTACTAGGCCAGTTGTTCAAGGCAGCAAAGTTAGTGCCACCTGGGCCTCGGAAGCTGGGTACTTTGTCAGGGCGATTGACGTAGGCCACATTCGCTAACTGGGTAGA